AAAAAATAATTATCAAAATAAATATACTATAGATAAAGAAGATAATAATACTGTACAAGTATTATATTTTAATTTTAAAACTTATATGAATGAAGTTTATAAAGTTAAAGAAACAGGTACAGGTGCTGATAAAATTATATCAAAAGATGATAGTTTTAATCCACCTGAAAATGTAGATTTTAACTTTTCTAAATTACAAAGATCTATAGAAACCTTATATGAAGGAGCTTTAATACTAGGTACAAATAAGCTTCTTAAATGGGAGATGGCTAGTAATATGATGCGACCTAAAAGTGATTATACTAAAGTAAAAATGAATTATGCTATGGTTGCGCCTCGTATGTACGAAGGACGTATAGAGTCGCTTGTAAGTAGAATAACTGGTTTTGCTGATATGATACAGTTAACACACTTAAAGTTACAACAAGTTATGGCACGTATGATACCTGATGGTGTTTATTTAGATGCTGATGGTCTTGCTGAAATAGATTTAGGTAATGGAACTAACTATAATCCACAAGAAGCTTTGAATATGTTCTTTCAAACAGGTTCTGTAATTGGTAGATCATTTACATCTGATGGTGATATGAACCCTGGCAAAGTACCAATACAAGAAATACAGTCTGGTAACGGTGGTAACAAAATGCAATCATTAATTGCAAATTACAACTATTATCTACAGATGATAAGAGATGTAACCGGATTAAATGAAGCTAGAGATGGTAGCACTCCAGATAAAAACGCTTTAGTAGGCGTGCAAAAGCTAGCTGCAGCCAATAGCAATACAGCTACAAGACACGTGTTGCAAGCTGGTATGTATTTAACTGTAGAGACAGCAGAACGCTTATCGCTTAGAATATCTGATATATTAGAATACTCTCCAACAGCAGATGCTTTTATGCAGGCTATAGGTGGTCATAATCTAGCTACATTAGATGAAATATCTGATCTACATTTATATGACTTTGGTATATTTATAGAGTTAATGCCAGATGAAGAAGAGCAAGCTATATTAGAAAATAATATACAAATGGCACTACAACAACAAACTATAGATTTAGAAGATGCTATTGATCTTAGAGAAATTAAAAACATTAAACTAGCAAATCAAGTTTTAAAACTTAGAAGAAAAAAGAAAATAGCTAGAGATCAAGCGTTACAACAACAAAATATACAAGCTCAAGCTCAAGCTAATGCTCAATCGCAGCAAATAGCTGCACAAGCTGAAATGCAAAAAAACCAAGCATTAACAGAAAGCCAAGTTCAATTAGAACAAGCTAAATCTGAATTAAAAGCAAATCAAATGCAACTTGAAGTTGAGCATAAAATGAAGTTAATGAGGTTTGAGTATGAAATAAACAAAGCATTACAACAACAACAAATGAAGCAGATAGATCTAAAAGAAACTAGAAAAGAAGATCGTAAAGATGAAAGAACAAAGATGCAGGCTTCTCAACAAAGTGAACTTATTGATCAAAGAATAAATAAGAAACCACCTAAAAACTTTGAGTCATCAGGTAATGATATATTAGGAGGTGGCTTTGGACTTGGAAGATTTGATCCTGTTTAAAATTATTAATTATTATTATATTATATTATGGAAGAAAAAAACGAAAACGTAGTTGAAGAAACTACACAAGAACAGGTAGAGCAAACACCTGTAGAGGAAAGCCCTCAAGTAGAAGAATCTAAGTTTGAAAGTGCTGATGATGACAGCATTATAAAAGTAGATTTAAGTAAACCACCAACACCACCAGAAGAAAATGAAACTAAAGAAGACGATACTAACGACAGCGGAGTGGTTGCAAAGTCTGAAGATGCCGAGCCCGTACAAAAACAAGAAGAAGTACAACCGGAAACAGAAGCACAAGAAACTCCAGTATTAGAAGAAATAACTGAAGATTCAACTGAAGAAGAAGTTGCTGAAGTAGAAGAAAAAGTTGAAGAAGCTATTGCTGAAGCTGAATCTACTGGTAAACCTTTACCTGAAAATATTCAAAAGTTAGTTGACTTTATGGACGAAACTGGTGGAGATTTAAATGATTATGTTAAGCTTAATCAAGATTATAGTAAATTAGATAATCAAGATTTATTATATGAATATTATAGACAAACTAAACCTCATTTAAATGCAGAAGAAATTAACTTCCTTATGGAAGACACGTTTTCTTACGACGAAGAGTCAGATGATGAAAGAGAAATACGAAGAAAAAAATTAGCGTTAAAAGAGCAAGTTGCCAGCGCTAGAAGCCACTTGGACGGGCAAAAGTCCAAATACTATGAAGAAATTAAAGCTGGAAGCAAGCTTACAAGTGAGCAGCAAAAAGCAGTTGATTTTTTTAATAGATACAACAAAGAGTCAGAAGAGACTAAAAAAGTAGCAGAAAAACAAACACGTACTTTTTTAAATAAAACAAATAATGTTTTTAACGATAAATTCAAAGGTTTTGAATACAACGTCGGTGATAAAAAATATAGGTTTAATGTGAACAATGCTAATGAAGTTAAAGATACTCAAAGCGACATTAATAATTTTGTCAAAAAGTTTTTGAACGAAAATAACGAAATGTCAGATGCTGCGGGTTATCACAAAGGACTTTATACAGCAATGAATGCTGATGCTATTGCAAAACACTTTTACGAACAAGGTAAAGCTGATGCTATGAAAGATAGTATAGCTAAATCTAAAAATGTTAGTATGAAACCAAGACAAGCTCATGGCGAGTATGAAGCTGGTGGAATTAAAGTAAAAGTGTTAGGTGATAATTCTTCTGATTTTAAGTTTAAAATTAAAAATAGAAAATAACAATTTAAAATTACAAAATTATGGCAATTACTGCAGGAAGTAGTTTGAATAGCGTTCCTTCTCCACAGAAGCAAACGTTAAACAATAACTACATCGATTTTACGTCTACCGCTACGCAAGGGTGGGCACAACAATATTTACCAGATCTTATGGAAAAAGAAGCTGAGGTTTTTGGAAACAGAACAATCTCAGGATTTCTTTCACAAGTAGGAGCTGAAGAAGCTATGACTTCTGATCAAGTTATTTGGTCAGAGCAAGGTAGATTACACTTAGCTTATACATGTTCTATGATTGACGCTGACCAAGGTATTGGTGGTGATAATCCAGGATGTGAGATTGAAATACTATTAGATATGGACGGTAATGATCCAGGAAATAATCATGGTATACGTGTTAACGATACTGTTATTGTTGCTGGTGGAACTGGTCAAACTTTTAAAGGTATTGTAACACAAGCGTCTTTAAGTTCAACAAACATTGAAGTTGTACCTTATGACAACGTTGATTCAGTTATCGCTGATGGTACTGATAACTGTACTATTATGGTTTATGGTTCTGAATTTCAAAAAGGTAGATCTTACTTAACACCTGATGGTTATACTGATGCTGGTGCTTACGGTACAGCTACTGATTCAAGAGGAGCTAACGAGCCTAAATTCCAAACTTTTACTAACAAGCCAATTATATTAAAAGATTACTACGAAGTATCAGGTTCTGATGCATCTAGAATTGGTTGGGTTGAAATTTCTGGTGAAGAAGGTCAATCAGGTTACTTATGGTACTTAAAAGCTGAAGCTGATACTAGAGCTCGTTTTACTGATTACTTAGAAATGTCAATGATTGAAGGTGTTAAGGCTTCAGGTACAAACGATGCTGATTTAATTATGGGCGATAATGGTGGTCAAGCTGGTACTGAAGGTTTATTCTCTGCTATTGAAACAAGAGGTAATTTAACTTCTGGTGTTACTGGTGTTAACCCGGCTACTGATTTAGCTGAATTTGATGCTATTTTAGCTGAGTTTGACAAGCAAGGTGCTATTGAAGAAAACATGATGTTTGTAAACAGAGCTACTTCGTTAGCAATGGATGACATGTTAGCTTCAATGAATTCTTACGGAGCTGGTGGTACTTCTTACGGAGTATTTGATAACTCAGAAGATATGGCGCTTAATTTAGGTTTTTCTGGATTCAGAAGAGGTTCTTATGACTTCTATAAGTCTGACTTTAGATATTTAAATGATTTTGCTACTAGAGGAGCTATAAACGCTGTTGCTGGTGCAAGTGCTATTAGAGGGGTTATTATTCCAGCTGGTACATCTTCTGTTTATGATCAATCTTTAGGAAAGAACCTTAAGCGTCCTTTCTTACACGTTAGATATAGAGCTTCACAAACTGATGACCGAAGAATGAAAACTTGGACTACTGGTTCTGTTGGCGCTGCTACATCTGCGTTAGATGCAATGCAAATACATATGCTTTCTGAAAGATGATTAATTTTATTATATATTATATTATGGCAAAAAAACAAGAAACAAAAAAAGAGGTAGAAGTACCTGTTGTTGAGACACCAGTTGTTAAAACACCAAAACTTAAAAAAGATACTTGGGAAATAAAAAACAGAGTATATTATTTAAAAGGAAATAAAAAACCTCTTAGTAGATCTATAAGATCTTCAAACATACATTATTTTGATGAAGAAAAAGGTCATGAAAGAGAATTAAAATATTGTTCAAACCAAAGAACGCCATTTGTTGATGAAATGGTAGGTGACCAACGAATGGAGCATATTATTTTTAGAAATGGCGCTTTATACGTAGAAAGAGAAAAAACAGTTTTACAAAAATTGTTAAGTTTATATCATCCTCATAGAGATCAACTTTTTTATGAGCACAAACCTCAAGCTATTGCAAAAGATGAGTTAGATAATATACACTTAGAAATAGATGCTTTAAATGCTGCTAGAGATTTAGATATTGATATGGTAGAAGCAGTTATGCGTGCTGAGATTGGTTCTAAGGTATCAAGCATGAGTTCTAAAGAGCTTAAACGTGATTTACTTATATTTGCTAAAAGAAATCCTTATTTGTTCTTAGACTTAGTAAACGATGAAAATATTGTACTAAGAAACTTTGGTATTAGAGCTGTTGAAAATAAAATTTTAAAACTTTCGCAAGATCAAAGAACTTTTTTCTGGGCATCTAATAATAGAAAACTAATGAATGTTCCTTTTGATGAACACCCATACTCAGCTTTAGCTGCTTGGTTTAAAACTGATGAAGGTATGGAGATTTACTCCAATATTGAAAAAAGATTAAATTAATCAAACTGTAGAGGTAGTCGCCCTACGGGGCGATTACAACTACAATAAAAAAATATTATGGCAATAAGTATAGATACAGTATATCAAAGAGTTTTAACTTTAGCAAATAAAGAGCAAAGAGGTTATATAACACCTCAAGAATTTAATTTACTTGCTAATCAAGCTCAATTAGAAATATTTGAACAATATTTTAACGATATGAATAATTATGCTTCTAGAGTGCCTGGTAATAAGGACGAATATTCAGATCCATTAGATATTTTAGAAGAAAAAATATCTATATTTGAGCAAGAAGGAGGTAATAGATTTGTTGTTGAAAATTTTCCTATTGTTTCAGGAGGTGCTGGTTTTAATCAAATACCAAGCTCTATGGTTGTACCTAGTATAATACACAGATTTGGAACTATAGAAGTTGATGGAGAACAAGTAGATATAGTTAATAGTAAAGATTTTTATCTTGCATTAAAATCTAGACTTACCGCTCCATCACCAAGTAGACCAATTGGACATTTTACTAGAAACTTATCACCAGTTGATTCAATAGCAAGTAAAATACCTTCTGACTCTGGGCAAGTATTAACTATAGCTGTAGGAACTGCTAGTTATATTTTACCATCATCAAGTGGTCCACAGATGAGAGTTAGATTTATAAAAAAGCCTTCAAAAGCTCAATGGGCTTATGTTGTTGTTAATGATAAAGCTCTTTACAATGCTAATGTAGCTGCTGATTTTGAACTACATCCTTCAGAAGAAACTAAATTAGTTTATAAAATATTAAAGCTAGCTGGAGTTAACTTAAAGTCAGCTGAAGTAGTACAGGTAGGACAAACGTTAGAACAAACTAGAATACAACAAGAAAAAATATAAATAAATGCTCAAGAAATTAAAAGATCAAGATTATTACCAAGATGCTGGAGAATACGGCGCATATCAATTTACATCATTAAAAAATATAATA